ATGGGAGATTGAACACATCGCGGATTTTGTCGTATGGGTCATCCTTTGGAACGCAGCGCAGGTAGCAAATATCCTCGGTCACTTCCTGGAACGGTGCACCGACCGTGGGCCATTCGATGCGTACCTGTGAAGTAGTCATTGGGTTGGCCACTCCAATCATTCCGCACGTCAACGGCTGCATGATCGCGTTGATTTGAGCAATCGTCAGCGCCGAGGAAGTCAGCACCGATCCGTCAGGATATGTGATCGAAGCGCCCATTAGTCAGCCTTCATCCTCGTGGCCATCGCACGCCAGTATCCGTAATCGACGTATTGCTTGACGGACAGCACGCGGTAGTTCTCGCCGCGCCACACCAAAATGTCGCTCGAGCCTCCGACGCCCGCGGTCGCGTGCGTCCCATAAATGATTTGCGAGGACCAGAAAATCATCATCCCCTTCACGACATCGCCCTCGGGAACCATGTCCAGGTCGCGCCCGCTAGGTTCGGCGATTACTCCATATCCCTGAACGGTGGCCGTTACCGACTGCCACACTCCATTCAGCCACGTTCCTGTTGAGCGCAGGATCGTGAACGCTTGCGCCAGGTCAGGCTCATTGACCACCTCGGCCACGCTTATCATTGCGATTCCCTGACCACATACGTAATCGCGCGCCGCAGGTCCCCGGTATCGATCAATGGCCGATCCGATTTCTTGCGCCGAATCGTGTAGGGCCTATTGGGAGGCCAGTTATTTCGCGGATCCGTGAACCACGTCTTGGCCGCATTGCTTCCGTCCATCCCCGCGCGGCGTAGAGCCGTGGTGGCCTGCGTGGGATTATCGTTTAGCATTCCCTTGACCGCATCTTGCAAATCAGAGGCAATCGCCTGCCTGTTTCCGTCCGCTGCAATTGCAGGCTCGATTACCGGGCGAGCGGGAATCTTGTGGCCCGGCGAGCCATTCGTCTGGATGTACATCAGGGCCGCATTGCCGATCTTTTCTCCTTTTCGGGAGTTGCGGCTCTGCGGGATGCCGACCAGCACGTCGGACTTGGCGATTTTGGCTAACGCCGACTGAAATCTCTTGATTCCAGGTCCGCTCTTAGAAAGTGAGATATTCGGTGTCATCGTCTCACCACAGAAGAACGGGGCCAGAACCAACTAGGCGCCCCATCGTCGCCAGCAATTGGCCGTATGAGGTCAGGTTCCATGCTGCCCAGCCTTCAATTCCTTGTACGGGTTGATAATTCACGGAAACATCGCCAACGCTCTTGGCTACCTGCACTCCGTTTGACAGTCCCTGCGCGGCTATTTGCGATGCCGTTGAACTCGGGTTGCCATCGCTTTGTGCATATAGTGTCAAGAAGTGCGCTACGAATAAGCCCATGGCTATCGTCCACTGCTCCAACCATCGGGCTTGGACAAGGGAAGCCGACGCCAAGGCGATATATGCGAAGATGGCCAGGAATGGAATAATCGGAGCATTCCAGATGGTCAGAGTTGTGGGGCCTGTTCCGACAGCTTCATTCGAAAGCGTCAATGTTCCCGATCCAATGGACGAAATGACCGTCCCATCGGGAAAGAACGCCGAAGAATCCAGTATTGAATTGCCCACTGCTATTCCGATTGTGCTGCTTACTCCCGTCAACTGCGCTGAGCCTTGCGTTGCCGTGCCTGTTGGCGCCGGTGAAATTGTTGTCCCTCCAAACTTAGGATAGAAGGAAAGAAAGTCCTGAATTGTGTAGGGAGGGTTGGTTCCAAAGACGAAATTCGATGCACAGATCGCAGCCGAAGGGATTACGCTGGAATCACCTTCATACGATGGACCCCATATCGAATCGAGCCACAAATCCCAGCCTGGAGTCGCTGATCCCATCATTCCTCATGGCTACTTTTTCGAATTGCCGTTTGGCGCATCTTTCTTCGCTTCCGGCACCTTAGCGGTTTCGACTTCCTTATAAATAACCTCGGTGATTGAGCCATCCCTGGTCGCGGTCTTGAATGCCGAAGTGTCTCGAATCCAGTCGGGAGCGCCCTGAATGTCTTTTGAAGCGGCGACCGTAACTGTCAGTTTCTTTGCGCCCGTCCTGCGGAACGCAATCGTTCGCTTGCACTTGACCTGCATATCCACCTCGGGAGTTCTGTTTACCAGCCGTACATGTAAAGAGCGGTCGTCGGTCGCAACCACTGCACGACGCCAATGCAGCCCATGAAGAGCGTTTCATAGGCCGCGCTTTGCACGGATGGAACGGTGAAAACTTTTTGGATCGGTTGCGGGATTTTGAGATACAGGCTTTCCTCGCTCATCCGGTAGAACAGTCCTTGGCTCGTTCCACCGACACCGGCGGTAGAAATCCACGGATCGGGCAGCGGGAGGATTTCGAATTCCACTCCCTGCCTCCGGGCCACGTTGTTTTCGAGAACGTACTCAAGCAGAGAATTGAATCCGCCGGTCGTCATAGGTTCATTGAGGATTGACCAGTGCTCATAGTCAACCAGTAGGCGATTTGGAATTCCCGCCGTGTCGTACCCTGAATTTTCCTGACAGGTCAGAATTCCCAGGTTGATGTCGTTCAGGATGTTGGTGGTCGTCTTCTCGGACCACAGCGGAGAACTGCCGCTTCCGGTCGTTGGAGCTTCAACGGAGGTCACATTCGGATTGTTCATCAAGCCCGGCTGACCTAGCCATCCGTTGTACGTCACGAGGTCGAGGGCCTTGTTCCAGATCAGGCGAAGTCCCTGATCGAGCAGTTGCTGCAAGGAATACGGCGCCGGGATTCCAAACTTCTTGGAATCGATCAATTTCTGAAGGTCGACAAAGGCGATCCGTTGGGTCTGCGCCCAAATGCCCGTCGGCCAGATTCCCTTCAGGATTTCGGTCTGCACGATGCCGATGTCGAGATTCTTGTTTTCCTGGAGGCCGTACTGGTTATTGGCCGTCGAGCCATAATTCGCAGCCCACGCACTCAGTTCCTCAACGAATCCTCCACCTGTTTTGATGGGAATGTCGCGTACATGCGTAACCGAAGCCAGCGGTTCAACCAGTTTGACTTCCGGCAACTCAAGCTGCGAGGCCAAAAACGCCAAACCGCTGCCGGTTGCAGCGTCAAAAGCGTAGCCGACTTCCTCGCAGAACTTGGCGGCATCCATCGCCGTCTGTCTTGAGTGCGGAGTGTAATCCCACTTCATTCCGATGGATGAAAGGAACCGGCGAGCATCCATCGCGGTTTCTCTGCGCATTAGCAGTTTATACATTTGCGATCAATCCCCTCCGCTTAAGCCGCTACCCGGCTCAGCAGTGTCACTTCGGTAATTCCGTTGGCGTCAACCGTTCCAGTCTTGAAATACATCTCGGCGATTGACGGGGCCAGCAGAATGTTGTTGACTGTGTCGGAATTCGCTTCAAGGTCGCCCACAAGGCCGGCCGGAATGCTGCCGTTCAGGATGGCGCGCAGGTACACCGGCCCATTGGCGGACGGAGTTCCGACATTGACCTTAACCGAGATCGATCCGCGAACTTCGATGCCCGCCATCTGGCCGGGCGCGTAATACCCGATTTCGCTTCCACCAGGCGTATACGGATAACCCAGTTGCGTCTTGACTTCGCGTACCGCAATTCCGGCGAAAATAGCGAAGGCCAGCGCAGCGCTCGCATTAGTGGCAGTGGCGTTCTTGGAGATAGTGATCGTACCGGCGGAAGCGTTGACGCTCAGCACGTTCGTTCCCGCAGAAATGCCGGTCCCGAAAACGAACATGCCGGGCGAGATGCCCGCAAGAGAGCTGGGCGTCACGGTCGCACTTGAAATCGTGATCGAGGATATGACGGCCAGACCGCCGCCGTTCGCCTGCCAATCGGCAAATTGCTTGCAGGTCCCGCCAGTAGAATCCGGCAGGATTACCACAGTGTCCCCAAAGTTGATGTTGGCCGTATTGCTTGCATTGGCCAGCTTGGAGATAATGAATGGATCACCGCCACCAGTCCGTGATGGTTCACCAAGAAACCCATTCCCGGTCCCGATTACCGGGATTACCTGTCCAAATGATGGCATTCGTTATCTCCTTGCTCGCGTTTTCTCGCGTCTTTCTTTTGCGGCGTTCGCGTACATTTCGTCATTCTCGCGAGCGCGCCGCTGCGCTTCGGATTCTTTCGGCTTCCAATCCTGGGAGTCCTTGACTTTCGAATCGCTGACCTTCGACGCCGCCTTGCCAAACTTCGCATAGCTTCCAGTGCTCTTTTTCTCTCCACTAATAGCCGTCTTGACCGACTTGACCATCGTGTCGAATGCGGATTGCAAGGCTTTGTCCTTCGCGCGCGCGACAAATGGCTTGAAAGCTCTCAGCATTTCAAGGGTGCGTGCCGCATCAAATACGGACTTGGGACGCTCTTCGGGAGTAAGCACGGGCTCCTCGTTCACGATTTCGGAGTCCTCGCCCTCCGCTTTCTTTTCCTCTTCCTCTTCAGATTCGGCGTCCTTTCCCTTGTCCATGCAGTCTTCACAGCGGCAACCTTCCGGGTGAGCGTCTTCGCCTTCCTCGGATTCCTCGTCATTCCCTTCTTTATTTTTGGAGCCCAGAACCTTCTGAAGCTCTTCCAGGTCGGCGCTGTCCTGCTTTTCCTGCTCTTCGGTTTGTTTTTCGGACTCGGACAACATACGGTCCAGGATGTCGTGCATCCGCTTCTTGCGATCCATCGAAGGCTTTTCTTCCCCTTCTTCATCCTTGGCCACGGAGCGCTTTGAGGTTTCACTTCGCACGGCTTCCAGCGCTTCAGCCAACTCCTCGGGCTTTGCATCTTTAGCAAAACTCTGGAATCCGAGGCCGATAAGATGCTTGAAAACGTTTTTCACGGGAGTTCTCTCCTTGTTCGGAGCTGCATCGTTGATTCGCGCCTCAGCTCCAGCGCGTCCTTTCGGAACGAGTGCGGCATGATTTCCTCGTATGTTGCGCTGATCGAATCTGTATCCTTCGCGGGCCAGTTTGTAGGTATAACCGCATGACACCTCGCGCTCGCCGGTATCAATTGCACGTATTGCATCGCGATTGGTGACCATGACATCGGCAAGCATTGGAAGGTCGCCAGAGTCCAGAGGCTCCGTACCTCTGCGAACATTCTGGATGTGGCCTGCGTGATGGTCCCTTTCGGTGTCCGGGTCGAGAAGATTTTCTGGATGGCCAAGAGTGAAAGTCTTTCCTTCAAAGCTCGCCAGAGTAGCGGGAGAAAATACTTCGCTCGGGTCTCTCCAGACTTCAACG